CGTCGATGTGTTTACCAAATATAGTTGAACTTACATCGCGTTTGTCCTTGTAATATAGATCATGATTGCCTACAAACATGTAAAACTTGTCAAATGCTTTACCAAGTTTCTCTAAACTACGTATAGTGGCATCCATAGTTGTAAGATTGAGACTATTTCTATTATGATGCCAATCTCCGCAAAAAATACCAGTCTCGCAACCGGCAGCTTTTGCTTGGCCAATGTACCAATCTATAAAATCTTCACAGTCGTCGTTATGAATACGACTGTTCCCTTTTAATCCAAAATGGATGTCGGTGAATACAGCAGCTTTTTTAAACAAATTTCAGTTACTCCATAATTAACTATTACATTGTACTACAAATAGTGATAGATGTCAACCTTTATCGGCAAAACTAAGTTGTACCTTTATCGGCAAAACTAGTTTGTCCTGCCTGCTCGTTACGCTTAACACTTGCTTCCCATTCGCCTTGATTCTGTCTAGTATAACTAGGAGTTAATTCATTCATTTCAAGAATATCGTCCCTAATGTTTTGATTACGTTTTTCAATGTTAATTACACGAACAAAACTGTTAGTAACTGCAGCGGTGTAGTATGCAAACGGATTATCTGACTTAGACTCATCGAACTGCAACCCAATCTGCGCCAATTGTAGTATTGCTTGACCTTTCATCTCATCATTATACGTGTATCCGCGTACATTACCTCGAGTTGCATATCTATCAACAAGTTTTAACCACATCATTGCAAGTGTATTAGTTGCTTTACCGTGTTTATGATTAAAATGTCCATTCTCCATGCCGCCTTCCCAATGCGATTTACCAACTAGTTGTAAATTACCGTCGTCGTCAAATTTATAATGCTTAAATGGAGGAAAATTTAATTTTACTTTAGTATCTGCAATAGTTTTAGGATTTTTCTTTCTTCCGGGCTCTTCTGGAATGTGATCAAACGTCATAACACGGAAGATTAATTCTTCTTTAGTAATTGAAGTATAAGGAACTTCGCATTCTGCTTGTTTTACTTTTTCACCTGCCATTTTTCTACGTTCATACTCTGCTGATGACATTTTTTTTGCTTTATTTCGTTTAGCTTCAGCAATTGTACGAATATTAATTTTTTCTACATCAAGAAGAATAATATCATACTGTCCGTGACTAGGATCTACGTAGCTGTTGTACGTATTTTTTGATTTATGTATCTCTTTTAAGATATCTTTGTTATTTAAATAGTTCTTTTTGCGCATAATTACAATAGTCTCCAGTTTATTATACTTATTATAATATACATACATAATTTTGTCAACTAAATACTAGTGATTAGGAGAAAAATAAATGCCAGAATTTAACGCAGCAAATTTTGCGAGTAGTTTGATTGATGACGGGATTGATGCAATAAAAGATGCAGCAGTAGACTCTATCCAACAAGAATTAGGCAATCTAGGACCACTTGGCAACTTAGTTGCGAAGTTTGCATTTGATACTATTATTGACGACAGGACTATTACTAGAGCAATTATATCCTCTGACATAAGCACTAGGAATGATAGCGACTGGCGAGTCAGTATTAGTGTACCAGAAATATTACTAAAAGGCGATATACTTGGACCACTAAAGGCAAACGACAGCGCCTCTGCATTTAACACAGGAAATAGAATGGTATTTCCGTTTAATCCTTCGGTGCTGTTTAGCCATACTGCTAACTATGCACAAGTTCAACCAACACACACTAATTATGCGTACAATGCATATGAAAATAGTCAAGTCGATGCTATTACGATTACAGGTGAGTTTTTCCAAGAAAATGAAAATGATGCAAAGTATTGGATTGCATGTTTACACTTCTTAAGAACCGCTACAAAAATGTTTTATGGAGAAAGTGATCCTTTAGGAAATCCTCCACCAGTTTGTAGATTAAACGGGTACGGAGATCATGTTCTAAATGACATTCCTGTTGTTATAACAAATTTTACAACAGATTTACCACAAGATAGTGATTTTATTGAATGTACAGTTAACGGCATTAAGAATTTTGTTCCTGTACAAAGTACAATTACTGTAACACTACAACCGCAGTATGCAAGGCGTTCGCAAGCAAGATTTAGTCTAAATCAATATGCTGCCGGCGGCCATATTGGCGGCGATGAAGGATTTATCTAATGTCTTTTCAAAAAAACTTATCACCGTACGGAAACACACCGGTAACTAAATCGGGATACTTAGATATTTTACGTCCTAGACCAGTACCTGTACACCCGGACGATGTACTTTATGAAATAAAGCCAGAGTATACTTACCGTCCAGACTTATTGGCACATGTTGCATATGGAACAAAAGATTTATGGTGGGTATTTGCACAACGTAATATGGATACAATTAAAGATCCTGTATTTGATTTTGTTGCAGGTGTTGAAATTTACTTACCACAACAAGGTTTACTACGAACTAATTTAGGAATTTAAAATGTCTGCAATTAATTTAAATGCAGCCGTAAATACGGTAACAACTACAGCAACTAATGCTGCTAATTCTGCAATATCTAATGTTACTGATAGTGTATCTTCAACAGCAAATAATGCATTAAACAATGTATCTGGAGCCATTAACACTAATATTGGAGATATAGCAGGAGGCCTTATAGGAGGAGTAGTAGGCAACAATATCGGCGGCACAGTAGGAGGCCTTATAGGAGGAACAATAGGCAGTGTTGTCGGAGATTTAATAGCCGGTGATGAAACATTTCAAAGTATACTAGCTGATCCTATAAGAATAATAGAAAGAGGCGCAGCTGATGTATTTGGATTAACCGGCGACCGTTTTGATGCAATAACTCAAAATTATAATGAGCTTAAAGATAGAACAGGATTCGGCGATGATTTTGTTGACACTGGTTACAAAAGCCCGTATTCAGCCTCGGGTGACTCGGCAAGTAAAATACCAAACCCGTTAAGAAATCATAATAGTTACAACTATATTATTACACTAGGAGTTTTATCTGCTGAAGAATATAATAATCCTAATTCTTACAGATCCGGCTCAGGCGGCTTTAAAAAAATAATTTTAAAAAGCGGTGGCGGCTCCTTAGACAAACGCTACCAAGTATTTGACGAAGTTGGCAGCGGTGCAAGTGAACATGCAGAATATTATATCGATGATATTGAACTAGAAGCAGTTATTGCACCAAATCCAAATACTGGTGTAGCAATGGGGACAAATTTATCATTTACAGTAACAGAACCTTTCTCAATGGGAAATTTTGTTGAAGCAATTATAGGTATAGCACGAGAAACAGGTTACCAAAATTATTTAGATGCTCCTTTTTGCTTAAAGTTTGATTTTGTAGGCTGGAACGAAGGTGGCCAAAATACAGCTAACTTCTTACAACGTCCTATTTTTATTCCGATTAAATTTACAATGATCGACTTTGCTGTATCGGGAACAGGTAGTGTTTATAGTGTTAGAGCAGTTCCAATGAGCGAGTCAGGATTGTCAGACAATATATCTAAAATTAAAACTCCAATTAAGGCTACTGGAACTCTTATACACGAAGTATTGGAAACCTCAGTTGCTTCAGTTACAGGAGGAATGAATTCCCAAATTGAAGCACTAGAAGATTCAGAAGCAATTAGTGGGTATGACCGATATGTAATTACATTTCCAAAAACACGAAGATCTCTTGTTGAAGCATTAGGTGCTAATGTAATTGACGAATCGGCATTTACAACTACAGTTGAGGATGCAATTGCACAACAAAAGGGATCTACTCAGCCCTTAGATGGCAGTACATATCAAGCTGATAAAATAGATAATGTGTCTGTTCGCCCTGCAAATTCTACATATGCAATTTTGAAAACGTATGCAGAAGATGAATCTCAAATGAATGAAATTGGGTTAAGTCCTATTAATACAAATTCTAATGTAGGCGGAGCACAGCAAGAAGCAGAACCTGCAGCAGCAATAGACCCTAATACAGGTAAAGTTGATGCATCGTCACAGGCAGCACAAGCAGCAGATAAAGCAAGAGACTATCAATTTGGCCAAGGTGAAAAACTTACTAAAATTATTGAAAAAATGGTTAATCAAAGTGATTATGCTGCAGAAAAATCAACTGAGGGTTCTAAAAACGGATTAAACAAATGGTACAAAATTGATACACAAGTTTTTATAGACGACAACGCAGATACTGAATTTCAAATGGGGCGCCCACCTAAAGTCTATGTTTATTGTGTAGTACCATACGAAGTTGACGAATCACATGTTATGTCAACTAACCAAAAACCTGCAAATACTGAAGGCCTTAAAAAAGCAGCAGCAAAAGAATATAATTATATCTATACTGGTAAAAACGAAGATGTACTAAATTTCGATATTAATTTTAATCAGGCGTTTATGCAAACTGCATTATCAAACTTTGGTATGAACAAAGGTGGAATGCAAGCCGACAACCATAAAACTAGTACTGCTATTACAGATGTTGAAACAGGTGCGAATCCGCCCAAAGAAACAGACATTTCTCAAAAAACCGAAGCTGGAGCACCCGTAGAGCAAGCACCAGCATTAGCTACAGAAAGTGCAGCAACAGTAAATCCGGATATTAGAAGGCAAATTGCTGAAATGTTCCATGATAGAATTACTAATATGCCACTAGACATGGTTACTGCTGAAATGGAAATTATGGGAGATCCTTTCTTTATTCCACAAGAAACGGGCAACTATGTAGCGGAGCAAGGTAGTCTACCAAATGCAACCGCTGACGGAACAATGACATATCAACAAGCAGAAGTATTTTGTGTTGTTAATTTTAAAACTCCTTTCGATTACCAAGTTAAAGGAGCAACTATGGAAATGCCACAAATTGTTGCAGGGTTTAGTGGACTATTTTCAGTATGGGCAGTTACTAATAGATTTTCAAGAGGCCAGTTTACCCAAACACTAAAATTAATAAGGCGTAGAGGTCAAGACGATCCAGCAACTACAAATAATAAAGGATTTATAGAAACTAATTCCGATGTAAACATTAAAGAAGAACCAACAAAACTTGAAGGCGAACCAGGAAATCCAAACCCGCCAATTATGCCAGAAGGTGATGCATATGATAATGCAGTTTGTAAAAGTAGTGAAAAAAGAACATTTGGATTTGACGATATAACTAAGTTAATTCCGGCATTAGATTTTGATATACCTGAAATACCAATAGACATTATTCCTAGTGATTTAGTCCAAGGTATTATAGATGCAGTTGACCCTGCTCTTGGAATTAATTTACCTAACTATGATCAAATTGCATCACAAGTAACAGCATTTGATGTTAGTGCATTAGCACCTGCTATCCCTGCTATCCCTGCTGTTCCTGGCATACCAGGACTTCCTACACCTTCTATCCCAGCAGCGGCTGCAAGTGCAATTGATACTGCTATTTCAAATGTTAGTAGTGGTGGTAGCAACAGTAACGGTCCTGTTGGTCCTCTTGGCTTTGGAGGTACTTGGGCAGGTGGCGGCAACACTGTTACTTCAGGCGGCAGCGGCGCCGGCACTTCGATAACTTATAATGCTGACGGATCTATATCAGTATCATCTACAAACGCAGCTGGACAAACAATAGGCTTTACTGGTAGTGCAGCTCATTTTGAAATTACTCCTAAGCCGCTAAGGAATGATCAAGTATCTAATCCATCTTTTGGTATTACTAATACTAATACACCTGCAGTAACAGTACCGGGTGGAGGCAGCATTACTGGTTCGCCACCAGATGCAACTGCGTTTGTTCCTAATACAACAATTGCATCTGTGCCAACTGAGAACACTCTCACGTTCGGCGGCACGAGCCTCCAAGATATTCAAGAGCAAAATATTCCAGAAGGATATAAAATAGATCCTGCCACTGGATTATATGTACTAATAGACGAATAAGCCAGCAAATGATAGTTTTGTTTTTAAATAAAATAATTATAATATATAAGGAATATTAATGCCATACCAAGATTTAGCTTATGATGCAGTACAAGACGAAGACGTTCAACAAAAAGGTGCTTCGGCTCCTGCAGAAAACTTCACTAACGAAGGGCAGTATTGGCGCGACGAAAATAATATTATTACATATCTAACCTATGACGAATTTATTGCAGATACTGACAGTATTGCAGTACCCTTAACACCGGACACAGTACCGCCAATTGTAAGGGTTGTAAATGGTGAACCGTATTTTAAAATGAAAAATAGATTTTTCATAGCATTTGGTTCTACAAATGGAAATACTATTCGTACTCTGTATGAATTTAATTCAGATAGATATTATAATGAAGGAGGCCAACTGCCTATTCAGCCTCCTGGGTCTGTAAAATGCGGCGAGTATAAAGGTATTCCGATATTTGAAGCAGATCCAACTTCTAGTAACGAACGACCCGACAAAGTAGTTGCTGTAACAGCAAATGAAAGCGGCACAGAAACTACAACAACTACTAGTGAAGCCGGCGGAACGGAATCTAGTACCGGTAACGCTACTGAAACACCAGCCGCACCAAATACTAGTACCGAAAATGCAGGTACTCCAGTATCGCCAGACACCGTAAGCAATGATACTGGCCCTGAAGCAGCAACTGGCAATAGCTACACTTATAAAATAATGCGGGCTGGATTTGATCGGTATGATTTTAGAACTGGAAAAAAAGTAGTTGATTCTAATTCATATTCATCTACAGACCCAGGAATATCATTACCAACACCAGTACCAGACATACCACCAGTAGGACCACAATAATGGCAGCAAGTTATAAAAGATCTAGGCACACTGACAGTAAGTTTTCAGATTCTGGGCCGTACGAAGCAATAGTAGTTAACAACTTAGACACTAAGTATATGGGCGGATTAACTGTTGAATTAATGAAATATAGCAGTGCTGGCGGCACCCCGGAACGTAGCGGGCAGTTATTAAATGTAAAATATCTAAGCCCATTTTACGGAATAACACCTAATAATGCACTTACACCAAATGAAGGCTACCAACATACACAAAAAAGTTATGGCATGTGGATGGTGCCTCCCGATATAGGAACAAGAGTTCTAGTAATATTTGCTGAAGGCAATGTTAACTTTGGCTACTGGATAGGATGTATACCAGCCGATTACATGAACTTTATGGTACCAGATGGCAGAGCGTCAACAGAAAAAACAACACAACCTGATCTTCCTGACAACTTAAAAGGACGTAAACTTCCAGTTGGTGAATATAATAAACTAATTGAAAAAGGTGAGCTGATAGATCCTACGTTATTTGATAAACCATATAACAAAGATTTTACCGAAACGTTAGAAGTGCAGGGACTATTAAACGACGAAACTCGAGGAACAACAACTACAAGTGCTAGACGAGAAATACCTAGTATGGTTTTTGGCATAAGCACACCTGGACCTAAAGATTATAGAGACGGCGCACCAACTTCATTGGTTGGTACTGCAAAACAAAAAATATCAACACCGTCAAATAGACTAGGCGGAAGTTCGTTTGTAATGGACGACGGTGACGACAGATTTATACGTGCAACACATGCAGAAGACGGTCCTCCTGTTTACAAAAATGTAAAAGAAACGTCAGAAGGAGATCCTACAATATTACAAAACGAATTACTTCGTTTTAGGACTAGAACAGGTCATCAAATATTGATGCATAATAGTGAAGACTTAATTTACATTGGCAATGCTCGAGGCACTACTTGGATAGAAATGACCAGCGATGGTAAAATTGATATTCATGCACAGGATAGTGTTAGTATTATGACAGAAACTGATTTAAACATTACAGCAGAACGTGACATAAATCTAGAAGCTGGAAGAAATGTTAACATAAAAGCTACAGGCCGGTACAATGATGGTAGTGCAACTGATAAAAATAGTTTTGATAACGGTAGAGTACAAATAGAAGCGGCATATAATTATAATTTACATGTCGGCGCTGATAGTAAAGTTACTGTTGGTAAAAATCACAACATCAAAGTTAAGAAAGAGCAGTATATTGAAACAGGTAGTAACCTACATCTTAAAACAGATCAAGATAATAGGCTATCTGCAGGAGCTTATACACATATTAATAGTATCAAAGAACATAGGGAAACCGCAACATATATCCATATGAACGGTCCTGCCGCAGCAACAGCAAACCCTGCTTCGGAAGTTGTTGTTTTAGGAACAGTTACATTACCTAGAATTAAACCTGGAGGCGTAATTGAAGAATATGAGAGTATATTAGCAAGATCTCCACAACACGAACCATGGCCACATCACGAAAACATGGATCCTTTATCATTTAAACATTCAGAAACTGATAGAGAATCACCAGGAGGATTACCATCGGCTAACAGAATTTTAACACCCGATACATTCTTTAAAAATATAGGTGGAAGAAAATCAAGTGCATATGTTGCAGGTTCAGGAGGACAAATAAGCACAGGAGTTACAGCAAATGGATTGTCAACAGATAGTAGCGGAGAGCCTATAGGATTTGTTGGTAATGATGATTATGCTGGAAGTCCAGACTTTACTGGTGTTTACGATTATGATGGATTTTCAGGACTAGGTAAACTAAGCGGAAAATACGAATCAAAAAACGAACCTGTTGCAATTGGTTACGATAGAACCGGCGGCTGGAGTTATGGTACATATCAAATAGCATCAGCAACAGGAGCTATGGGTAACTTTATTAAGTTCTGTGAAGCTGGCAGTTACGTTGAGTTATCTAAGCAGCTCGCAAATATCGGTGGCGAAAATGCAGCTCGATCAGGCACTGATACCTTTAAGCAAGGCTGGGCAGCAATTATGTCTGATACAGCTAATGCCGAGGCTCAACATGCATTTGGTGTTGAATTATATTTTCAACCATCTGCTAAACGTATAAAACGTGCAACTGGAGTTGATGTAGTAAAACGATCTAAAACATTAATGGATGTTGTGTGGTCTACAGCAATACAACACGGCGAAGGCGGCTGTCAAAGAATATTTGAAAGAGCAATTAGAAATACAGGAGCAGAGAATCCGTCAGATAGAGGTATAATCAAAGCAGTATACTTAGAAAGAGCCGCAGGAAACGGAATGAAATATTTTGGAAAAAGTAATTCTGGAGTAAGAAAGTCCGTTGTAAACAGATTCCGCAACGAAATGGCAGATGCATTTAAGAGTCTACAAGATGAAGTAGATGCAATAGGTTCGCCAACATTATCACCTGGTGATAATGTTTCAGAAGCAACGCCAATTGGTCTACAGTAATAGGGTAAATACAATATGAGCCAATTAGAAAAAAATCTATATAAGCGTGTAGTAGTTAAACCTAACATAAAAAAGTCTGTAGACGGTAGAACTTATCGAGGCTTTTCAACTACTGCTAATAATCCAAAAAACTTTGGTTTATATGATTACGATTTAATTAGACAAGATTTAATAAATCATTTTCATATTCGTCAAACAGAAAAGTTAAGCGACCCAACATTTGGGACAATTATATGGGATATTTTATTTGAACCATTTACTAGGGAAGTGCAAGAAGCAGTAGTGAAAGATGTAACACGAATAGTAAACTACGACCCAAGAACAAAGATAGATAAAATTCTAGTAGATACATTTGATCAAGGTATTCAAGTCGACATAACACTTACGTTTTTACCTTATAAAATACAGGATCAGTTACGTTTTAAGTTTGATAAAGAGAATGGATTATTAAGCTAAAATAATATACGCACTTTTTTCATTCAGATAAATATCATTAGTAAACAAGGAAACGTACATGTCTG